TTGTCTTGTTTGTTGTTTTTCTATTTCTTTGGCAACTTTACTACCCATTTTACGTCTTTGTTCATCAAGTTCTCTACTTCTTTGATTAACAATACGATTTTTAGGAAATGGTATTATTTTATCATCACTCACTTATAATTTCACCCTTAAAATTAACTTTATTTTGTTTTTCAAAATATTCAACTAATTGATTATAACCACCAATCAACTCGTCATCAATTTTAATTTGAGGCATAGCTCTAACATTTTTACCAATGTCTTCCAACATTTTACTAGGGTCAGAGCCAAAGTCTTTCTCTAATGACTTCTCCTCATACTCTAGGCCAAGGTTTTTTACCAAGGTCTTGGCCTTGGAGCAGTATATACAATTATTCTTACTGTAAATTGTTATTTTCATTCGTATTACCTGTATTTTCCAATAGTTGTTTGTAAGCAAGATCAGACTTCTCTTTTAACTTAAAAGAATCTAATGCTGTTTCAATGGTATAATGATACATATTATTATACTCACCCATTGGTAATCTCAAACCAATCCAAACTCTATAATATCCGTTTTTAGTTATTGTAACGTCTTTTTTCCACATTTCATAACCTCTAACTTGTGTTTTAGATATTATATTGATTATTGTAACCTCAACATCTGATACAACAGACATTGTATTGGTTTTACCAATTTCAGTTATATACTGTTTAGATTGTTTGTTCATTTCACCCTTTACAATATCGGCCAAATCAGCCTTAGCAATCATCATACCTTTTTCAATTGCTAATTGTAAATCAGGCGATACAGCGGTACCAACACCAAAGATACACTCTTTGCTTTTGTTTTTACCAAACTTCGTAGTACCACACGCTTTCTTTACTTTAAAGTCATTCATATACCAACTAGGTACTTTATTCAATACCTTGCCTTTTTCTGACTTCATACTATAAGTGCTACTAGAACAGTTTGCTACTAACAAACCAGCTACTAATATACCTATTACTTTTATATAGTTTTTCATATTTTATCCACACTCCTCTCTACATTATATACGATCTCTTTCAAAAAGTCAAGTCCTATTTGAATATAAGATAATGACTCTTCAGCAGATACATCATACACTATTACACATAGGAGAGCGATAATGATTATATTTCTAATCATCTAACCTCCCATTCACCATTTACTAATAAACACACTTTTCCTGGTGTCTTAAAAGCGTGTCCCTCCCGACTATAATACCGGCAGTATTCTGTAGCATTCACGTCTCTATAATAAAACTGAGCAAATAAATCCCAATAACCTGGGGTATCAATACCCTTTTTACCATCAGCACACTCCAAAATTTCTTCTTTAATAATCTCATCACCTTTTTGTTTAATTATCACTTTTACAAAACAATACTGACCATCTGTTTTTTCTGGCGATATAGATTTAATCTTACTATGTAATATCTTTTCACCAGCCATCACTTTAAAGCTAGCCATTATCATAAAAATCCAAAAAACTACTAAACTAAAATATAATATTTTTTTCATTATTTTGTAGGATCCTCAATCCATTGTCCATCTGGTAACTGACAAGCAGTACCAAATACCATTGACCTATTTACGCCACCAATACCAACTAATGGCCATTTACTTGATATATCAACTGTAGCGTCATAATCTTTACACTTGATAGGCCCTTTAATATAAGTGTTATAGACTTTAATTATACCAGAGTTACCAGTTTTAGAATTAAACCAATTAGTATAACTTGAACCGTTAGGACTTGTATTTAAATGATCTACAAATACGGCGTTGTGTACATCATAGTCTGAATTATACATAAGATCAGCACCCTTAAAGGCACCAACTACAGCACAACCAGCAATAGCATAAGGATTATCCACACCCATTGATACACACATACCTGTTGTTGTAGTAGCACCTAAACCGGCACCCACATTTGATCTGTTTACAGCACAATTTGTTAATAACAAACTAGCTAGTAAAATCCATATTATTTTTTCTAATTTCATCACAAATTTTCTGACTATCAACACTTTTTACAATGTAATAATCTTCGTTATTATCAACTACAAATTTATTAAAGTTTTGTTTATGCCAGAAAGTATGTCCTCTGGCAGAAACAGGTCTAAATAAATGTGTACCATCATTGGCACTTGTACATACAAAATCACCAGGCATTATTGATTACCCTTAAACATTGTAAAAGGCCATTTAGTTTTCATTTCAGCCCAACTTTTTGCTTGATACTCTTTAGTTTCTTCCCATTCATTTTTTAAATGGTTACCAACTTTTTTTGGTGTTTCAGCAATTGCTGTAGCAAACTCTTTAGGAGTTATAGTCTTTGTCTCATCACTCTTAGCCATTGTCATTGTCATTAAAACAGCAATGGTTATCATCATCATAGTTTTCATACTATATTTTCCTTCCCATAGTTTTAAAATCCTTATCATCAACTAACATATAAGGACCCTTATTATATGCCACACTAATTGTTTTACCAGCAGGTATTCGTGTAGCGTATTGTTTTTTCAAACCAACACCTGCTATGTTATCACTCGTAGGCAAACTAGGTCTACACGATAAATCTGGCATAGGGTAACCATCAAAAAAAGATTGAATCTCACCAGTATCAACATCAATGTTGACACCTAAAGATTTAATGTATTGATTGTGTTTCCTGTTTATCACTTTTAGATTTTCTGACTTCTTTTTTTTCACCATTTTCATATATAACATATTCTAGTTCTTCTTGTGCTTTCTTTTCCGAGTACGTCATACCGAATACTCTCATATAAGTAGCGTCTCTAGGATTAGGAGCAGACCAATCATCAATTAAATTTTGTAGATTGTCTGTCGTTAATTTAAGATTACTAAAGTTTTTAGGTACTTTAGTCATATCTTCTTTTAATGCTGTAAGGTAAGCAACTCTGTGTTTGTAAGATTTCTTACCGGCAGGCTTCATAGCATTTTTCTCATCTTTTTGAGTAGCCATTTTAAACTCTGTGTGTAGCATTTCTTTTGTATAAAACATATGTATTCCTCTCTCTGTTAAGTTAATGATATTAGTATACCACAAATCGTTCCAATTGTCAAGCCTGTAAAAAGTATTGATTTTACTTGGTTTTCTACATCTGGAACACACCTGGACACGCCAGGATTGGTGATTCTTAGCTTGTGTGAGTAGTACATCATCTACTTTCCTGCCTCACTATCAATCTCTAGTTGTAATGATGTATCAATATCTGATTGTGCCTCAGCCCATTTATCAAATTGATCAATCTCATTTTGTATATTATCTTTAAATGTAATTAGATCGTCCTTGGCGTCTGCTATTTTACCATCATCAATTTTATCAATGACCGTATTCAACAAATCTACCGTTGCTATTTCTTGTATCATAGTCCTCCTATATTCCTAGTGCCTTAATTGTTTGTTCTTCCGTGGTAGGTAATTGGTGTCCACTAGTTAACCAATCTACCATCTGTTCAAAATAAAACGCCTCATCTGTTTTACCTTCTTGTTCTAATAATTTTTGAGCATTCTTAAAAAACTTTAGAGTTGTCATATCCTTCATTGTCGGATCGGCAGCTCTTACTACTTTACCTGGTCTTTGATTACTCATCACCTATCTCCTTTTTAAATTCTGGTAAATGGTTTAGATTAGCAAATCTACCATTCTTATCAACAGCATATGCTAAAGTCTGTCTATGTTTCTTAATAGTTTTTTTAAACAACTCTTTTGCCTCTTTATAAGTTTTTACAACTGTCTTTGTACTTCTATCCAATGATCTCCACTCCATAATAGAATACTCTACAGCACCATTTATTACGCCTTGTTCCCATTCATTTGGTTTATTATTCATCTTGTAAATACCGGTCCTAATATAACTGATAATAACATTAAAGGTACAACAATAGATAATGGCCAAAAATCCCAAAAGTCTTTCCAACCTAAATCTTGTTCTTTCTTTTGTTTATTAATATCTCTTTTAACTTCTCTCATCAAGTTATTGATAGGTTCACCTTTACTAAAATTAGGAAAACCTAAATCATTACATAATCTAACTTGATTATAAACTGACTCTAAAGTTTTTTTCTTTACTGTAATAGTTACCGTTTTAGACACCAGTTACCTCACTCATTACATTACCGTCTTTATCTCTTACAACACCAGCGTTAGCGTCTTCTTCTTCAGGTGTCATTACTTCTACCTCGTCAGCGTAAGTGTCAATATGTACATCTTCAGCCTCTTTTGCTTCTTCTAGTGTTTGATTGTACGTATCAGTATCCCAACTTACTTTACCCAAATACTTTGTTGTATCTGAATCTGTATAGTTAGCGTCTACCATATATGTTTCAACACCATCACTAGCATCCGTCATATCTTTACCTATCTTACTGTGATTGATACCACCAAAGTCTAAAAACTTTTGGTCTGCCTCATCTTTGTCTTTTGCTAATACATCTTGTTCTACAACAAGAGTATAATATGTTTTCTTTCTGTATAGATTTTTACCTACATCTTGTTTAAATGTGTAAATATCTGTTTGTGGTTGTTTGTGCATTAGTCCTCCTACTTGTTATTTTCACTACTCATTAGCAATACGATATAGTGAATTGCTTTTAATAAATCTTTTCTGTTTCTACCGTTCTTCTTACCGAATCTAGCAAGATACTTAATTGCATTTGCCTGGCAGAAATCTTTATCAATACCTAAATGTCTTAACATATCTTGTACTTGAAATCCATCTTTCGTTGTACTATAATGTTCAGTATAGGTTGATTTGATATAATCTGATATTTCTTTTATAATTTTATCTTCGTTGTATTTCATTAGTTGATCCTCTTATCGTTATATCTCATTACATTTTTTCTAGTCAAGTTGACATTGAAATCTTTTCTTAAAGATTGTCTATCGTATGATTGACCATAGTCATACCACATATTTTTATTACCATCAGCAGTATCACCGAATACATCTTCGTATGTTTGATAGTATTGTTTCTGATCTATCAATTCTACTTTAGTTGTCTTAGCAAAGTTAGTAGCAGTTTCTTTGAAATTCCAATCTAAAAACTTAACTATCTTTAGTTTAGTTTTTTCAGTAAAGTTTTTTCTAAACTTTTCTGGTACATTTCTGTAAACAGTTTCATAAGCATAAAAGAACTCACCTTGATATTCAGGATCCATATACTCTCTTAAATAACATACATTAAAAGTTTTACTGTTTTTACTCATTAAGCATTCTCCGTCTTGTTAACATTCATCATAATTACCTCGTCAACATTGTTCTCGTCAATACCTAGTAAGTTAACATTCTCAACTTCAAGTATTTTTTCTTTTGCGTCTTCTTCTTTAATAGTATCATTCTTATAAAACTTTAAGATTTGATCTACTGCTTTTTCGGCTGTATCTTCAGCCCATTGTTTTACTTTTGACATAGTGTTTTTTCCTTTGTTAGTGTTAGTGTTAAATTCTTATTCATCTTTTTAATTAGTTGATGTTGTTCAAACATTGACATTGTAGGATTATTATAACATACTTTGTTAACATTTGCAAGTCTTTTTTTTAAGAGGTTGATACCTAATTGTTTTGTGATGTTCATATACTATTATAATATCACATTGGCGCTAAAAGTCAAGCGTTAATAAGTGTTGATTTTACTGTGTTTTTTGATGTGTATAGGAGAACAAAAGGAGAACACCCTTTATTTCCAATGTTTTTTCACCCAAGCAATGGTATCTTTATCGTATGATT